GCTCTGGACTCGCCGTGAAGCACGGTCTGGACACGCTCGCGGGTGTGATTGACCCGGACTACACAGGTGAGATTAAGGTTGTCCTGCAGAACCTGGACAACACACAGCCGTTCGTGATCCGTCCGGGGTACCGTATCGCGCAGCTGATCCTCGAGAACTACACCGTCGCCGAGGTGGTCGAGGTCCCGACCGAGAACACGCCTCTGGTGGACGCGACGAACCGCGGCGCGGCTGGTTTCGGCTCGACGGGCCTGTTTTAGATAAGAACTAAACAAGTATAATAATTAAGATGACCCATTTCCAGGCGGTCGCCTGGGATGGTCAAGATCAAGACGACCAGTTCACCATTCGCATTTTCGGAAGATCTGCGGATGGTAAATCGGTTTCGCTAGGGACGCCTTTTTGCCCGTACTTTTACGTAAAGCCCGGACCGCGTACGACGGCCCAGACGGTCCGGGCCTTCATCAAGGAGAACGCGTGGCGCAATCTCGTGTCGTGTGATGTCAAGGACGGTCAGGATCTCTGGGGCTTCCAGAATGGTGCCCTGACCAAGTTCGTTCGGTGCGAGTTCAAGACGCACCGGGCCATGCGGAGCCTCGTGTACTGCATCGATAACCACAAGTTTTCCGAGTTGTCCGGGTGTAAGGTTTACGAGGGCAACATCGACCCGGTCCTACGCTTCATGCACTGCTCGGGCGTCTCCTCGACCGGCTGGGTCGATCCGGGCGTCTGCGAGCCTGATGCGGCGACCGCGTGCGACGTGAATCTCTGGGCACCCAACTGGAAGCTCATCCGCCCTTTGGCCCGGGACGACATCGCGCCCCTGCGAATCATGTCGTTCGACATCGAGTGTTACTCTAGCACCGGCGCCTTCCCCGATCCTCGTAACGCCTCTGACGTCATCTTCCAGATTGGCATGACGACCAAGGCGTTTGGCCAAGAGGGTTTCATCGACCGCAAGTGCTTGTGCCTCAAGGAGACGTCCGGGCCCGACGTGGAGTGCTTCGAGACCGAGGCGGCTCTCCTCGAGGCATTCCAGCAGTACCTGCAGAAGATCGATCCGGACATTCTGACTGGCTGGAACATCTTCGGGTTCGATCTCGAGTTTCTGCACATGCGCGCGACGCGCACGGGAGCGAGCACAGTCTGGGGCCGCGTCAAGGACTGTCCGATCGAGGAGGTCACGGTCAAGAACCTGAGCTCGAGCGCTCTCGGCAACAACGAGCTCAAGATGACGCCGATGAAGGGCCGGTACGTGTTCGATCTGTTCCAGGACGTGAAGCGCGAGCACAAACTCGAGAGTTACAGTCTGAACAACGTCTCCAAGCACTTTCTGAAGGATCAGAAGAACGACATGCCAGTCAAGGAGATTTTCAGCCGGTACAAGGAGGGCGATCCGGTCCGACTCGGTGAGGTTGCCGAGTACTGTATCAAGGACACGGAGTTGCCGCATGCCCTCATGGAGAAGCTCTGCCAGATCCAGAATCAGGTTGAGATGGCCAAGGCGTGTTGGGTCCCTCTTGCGTTCCTGAGCGAGCGTGGGCAGCAGATCAAGGTGTTCAGTCAGATGGCCTACAAGGCCCGGGAGCTCAACTTCATCATCCCGACGTTCCGCGGAGGCCCGACTGGTGCGGGCGGCGCCGATGACGGATACCAGGGCGCGACGGTCCTAGATGCGCAAGCGGGTGCTTATTACGGCCCGATCACTGCGCTCGACTTTGCGAGTCTGTACCCGAGCATCATGTGTGCGCACAACCTGTGCTACTCGACGCTCGTTATGGATCCCAAGTACGACAACTTGCCCGGGATCGAGTACGAGCAGTTTGGACCGCACAGGTTCGCGCAAGGGGTCCAGAGCCTGCTACCGACGATCCTCACGGACCTCAAGGCGTTCCGCAAAAAGGCCAAGAAGCTCATGGCCCAACACGAAGGGACGCCCCTCGAGTCAATTTATAACGGTCAGCAATTGGCCTACAAAATTAGTATGAACAGTATCTACGGGTTTACTGGTGCTGCTAAGGGCATGCTTCCGCTCGTCGCCATCGCATCCACGGTTACTATGCGAGGACGCCAAATGATCGAGGAGACCAAGAACTACGTCGAGACCAACTTTCCCGGCGCCAAGGTCCGGTACGGCGACACGGACTCGGTGATGGTCGAGTTTGACGTGGAGGGTCGCAAGGGTCAGGATGCGATCGACTACTCGTGGCAGCTGGGTGAGCAGGCGGCCGAGCAGTGCACGAAGCTTTTCAAGGCGCCGAACGACCTCGAGCTCGAGAAGGTTTACTGTCCGTACTTTCTGTACTCCAAGAAGCGCTACGCAGCCAAGATGTACGAGAAGAAGGGCGACAAGGTTGTCTTCAAGAAGATTGACGTCAAGGGTCTGCAGGTGGTCCGGCGCGACAGCTGTCCATTTGTACGGGACACGCTCAAGACGCTCCTCGGCCAGATTCTCGAGTCGAGCGACCCTTTGCCCGTCATCGAGAAGGCTCGGGCCGCCGCCAAGGACCTGATTCAGGGCCGTGTGCCGGTCGAGAAGCTTCTCATGAGCAAGCAGCTCGCGTCCGATTACAAGGTGCCGATGCCTCACGTTGCGGTCCGGGACAAGATCCGGGCGAGGGCGCCAGGTTCGGAGCCGCAACAGGGCGACCGGGTCTCGTTCGTCATCGTGGCGGGGCCGGGGCGGATGTTCGAGAAGGCTGAGGATCCCGCATGGGTCCGTGAGAAGAACCTATCGATTGATTACCAGTACTATTTCACGAATCAGTTCAAGAAGCCCGTGCAGGACTTGCTCGAGCCGCTCGTTTCAGCAAATATCATTTTTGACAAGAAATTCATGACCAAGACGGAGAGTTCGAATGAGGTCGCAGCCCGAAAGGCGTTCCTGGCCATGTTGGGCGCAAAGGTTAAAACAGTCAGTCCTAATTAGTAGTATGGAGAAACAGATTCTCGAGCTCATCGAGGATGAGGTGACGCGGCGGGTCCAGCTGCGCATGGCGACCGCTCTCGAGGTCATCTCAGGTCTGTACGAGATCCCGATGGCCAGGCTCATCAAGGACACGGTCCATCTCGACACGTCAGTATGTAGGGGCATCCTCAAGACGGGCCGCCGGTGTCTGAAGACGCCGCTGGCCAACGGATTCTGCAAGTTTCACAAGAAGCAGTGTCCGGAGCCGCCGAAGGAGGCGGCGCCTGAACCAGAAGAGGAAATGAAGGCCCCTTGGGACTCTTAGAGAAATCAAACGCACTTAATTTAATGTCGAAATCGGAGGTTCTCCTGACGAGCCTGGTGCGATTTTTCGACACGCCCGAGAACCGGGCTCAACTTCATGAAATTCTGGGCCGAGAGAGCAAGAGCCCTCGTCCCGGAATTTCACTTCGAAAATTGGAATGGTTCGTGACGAACTATTCAAAGAATCAACACGTGACTTATACCGCGCCTAACGGCAAGATGTTCACGGTCCACGTGGCCTACAAGTCGAGTCTGGACGGCTACTCGAAGAAGCTCTTCGATCCCTTTTGCCGGACGACCCGTATCGAGTTCCAGGGTCTCACGACCACCGTCGCCCAGCTGAACTTCATCAAGTGGTGCATCACCAACGGTATCATAGGGTACCTCAAGGAGAGCCTCATCAAGCAAATGGGAGACGCGCAAAGCCGTCCCGAAAGTCCAGAACAGTGTACCCATAGTAAAACAGGTACAGATTGTATCCCTGTGTGATTTGAGAGGCGTAAGCCGTGTTGAATATTAGGGTCAGGGTACTTGTTTGTGAATTTAGTTTTGAAAAATCCAAAAATCCTCCCTGATTGTACTCTTTGGGTGTCAGCCCGAAAGAGTACATGTAGATATTGCGCGAAGGTGCCGATAAAGAGTGCTCCAAGGGCTGCTTGAACGAGTAGTACAGGGACCCCTGGAACGTACTCAGAATGTCCACGTTGTTCAGTGTGATCTTGGCCGTGTCAATCACATCCACGTATTTACTCGGGATGTTATTCGAAGATGGAAAGGAAAGGGTAACACCCGTCTGAATATAAACTGAAGTATATCCGTAAGTATATCTGGCATCGTAGTACCGACCATTCGGAGCGCCACTGTTATCCTGGACCGATTCGTAATTTTTGTTCCGAAAGAACCAAAACAGACTCTGTACGGGAAAGTTGGCCGTCAATTGAAGTTGGGGACTTCCGCCAGAAAATTCAAGCGTCGATTCCTTTTTGACCTTGGGGACTATGTACCGAAGCTGAGTGTTCTGATAGTAAAGCTTTTCGGAATTATCCAAAAGAATTTCTTCAGTGATTATTTTCGGATTTAGCATATCGAAGTTTGTGGTGGCGTTCGACCACCAGTAACACGGGTGAAACGTGAACCTCACATAGAGTTTCTGATTCCACATGGCGCACAGGGGGAAATAGGGTTTTCTGATTCGTTCTCTATCCAGATTTGAATGTGAATGCCGTCTGCAAAAGAAGAACTCGAGTGGGCACACGATGTCGATGTTGGTATTTGAGGTCGAGGCCGAGACGTTGGAATTCAAGCCCCCGACGATGCTAAACATACCCTTTTGCTCATCCGCATCGAGGAACACCTGGTCACGGATGATGTACCAGTCGTCATAGAGCGTCTCTATGACCGTCTCATTCACGAGAAGATCCACCTGCTTTATAAGGGCCCGACCTATGTTCTCGTTGATGACGTACCCGGTCCCTGCACGCGGGATGGTGCATTTAAAGTACATATTGGACAGAAGGTGGCCAAGGGTCTGTGGGAGGAGCTCGATTTGAATAGTCTGATTGTGATAGGTTGGACTAGGGGGTGGGAATGGTATGACGCGCTGGTACATTACAAAGTTCGTGTGCTGCTTGAATTCAGGATTCCACTGCGACTTGCCATAGTCTCGGTTCGACATGAATTCGTCTTGAGGCCCGGTGGCGTATAGTGACAAGACCGAACCTGTGCTAAATCCCCGTCCCTTCACCTCTATCATTTTTGGATCGAATGTTGGCGGCAATAACCCCTCCCCTAGGTTTCGCATGTATCTGGACTTTTTCCCACCTATAACGGCTGGATTGATCTCGATGGGCGGACGTTCATCTAGATTTGAAGTTGAAAATGTCCCAGGCTCGAAAACTGCGACGAACTTGGGTTCCACGGCCATGGCCGGCCCGCCCATAACATATACACGCCGTCCCGTATCCGGTACGGGTTTACCATCCAAGGGTTTGAGTACGGCCGACGTCTCCGCCACCACCTCTTGGCCTGCAGCCGTCGTCGTGTTATTCATATTTAATTCTGAAATCTTGCTCGCCCCAAGAGTCGGTAGTCCCACAATGTACCACCCTATAGCCATCCCTTCAGGTGGCGGTGCCGTGAAGTAAAACATGGGCACACCCAGGTAAACTACGTAATAGCCGTAAACTGCACCTGATCGCTGCTGACTAGGATACTGCTCCTGTCCTGGTGGATAAAGAAAAGCTCCTAGGACGTGCGTGGTACCCTCGATGTACTGGTTCGTATCGGACTGAAAGGTGAATTTCCAGTTATATGGTTCCGTCGTGAGGGAGGTGGTCGCGACGGCACCCGCCTCGGCTGTGGCCGGACCCGATACGCGCAAGTTGCCAATGACGTTGGGAACCCCAATTACACTCCACCCCTCGCCCACCGTGAATCCAGGCCAGGTGGTTGTGGCGTAAAATGTGAGCTCCTTCGGACCAGTCACCTTGTAAAAACCAGTGATTGATGTGGTTCTAGGAGCGTCCTCGACTATCGCCGTCTCTGTGGGGCGGGGGGCCGCAGCGAACTCGGTAGGCAGGGCCTGAGCCGCCTTGGAGGCGGCGGCGTCAACAGGGGGGGTCGAGTCACCAAAGAGGGCCCTCAGAACCTTGTTCTGAATTTTCTGCTCAAATTCAATGATGTGATATTTGTTCATGAGTTCCCAAATGGGATCCATTATGCGACTTGCGGCCTCGGCCATCGCCTTCTACAACTCATCGAGATTATTAATCCACATTTGAGTCACACTCGTCGCCTTGAGCGCTGCGCGCTCACCTTGGCGCTTGGCTATCAGTGCCATGAGCTTGTCAACCTCCTCTTTCGTGTACTGGTACGTCTTGATGTCGAGCAGCTTGGGCCACAGCGCCTCGTCATACTTCTCGCGCCGGAGTTGGTGGTGGATCTGCTCCAAGGGCACATTGAACACGTTCATCTTGGGGGTCACCGCCACGTCTCGGATGAACCTGGCCTTCTCTGAGAGCCACCCAATTTCAGAATCAAATTGCTTGAGGAGCCAAGCCTTGCGCTTCTTGTAAATCTCGAGACGCATCCCGATGTAGTCGACCAGGATCTCCTCTGGACTCGCGTACTTCTTCACGGCCCCGTTAGGGCCGATCAGGTACATGTTCGAGGTATGGATCGTCTTGGTCAGGCCCAGGTCCTTGATTGGGTCTTCGAGGGCGTCGGCACCCCAGATGCGGAAGTCTGGCGCCGTCTCTGTAGAGTGGTTCTCGAACTTCTGGATCGTGCCCTTCTCGACCAGGTCGTCCAGATGCTCCTTGAAATCCTGGATCCACTTACCCGGAGGGAGTTCGGTCACGTGGAGTTGCGTACCCTCCTTGACCACCAGACCCTCGAGGACCCACGTGTGGTCCTTGGTCTTGGTCACACGCCCCTTGAACCCCTTGAAATGCGGGACCATGGGCACCATCGCCACCTGAGCCAGAGCGGCCCGAATGTTGTGCTTCAGGATCTCGATATCGTACGGCGGCACATAGCAGCTGAAACCCGTGCCGATGCCCTCTGCACCGTTCACCAGGATCATAGGCACAATGGGCACGTAGCACTCGGGCTCGACCTGCTGACCGTCATCGAACACGTAGTTGAGCACCGCATTGTCGGCCGGGTCGAAGATCTTGCGCGTCCGAGGCGCCAAACGCGTGAAGATGTAACGAGCGCTGGCCGCGTCCTTGCCACCGGCAAGGCGCGTGCCAAACTGACCAGAGGGCTCGAGCAGGTTCAGATTGTTCGCACCCACGAAATTCTGAGCCAAGTTCACGATGGTGCCCTGAAGGCTGGCCTCGCCGTGGTGGTAGGCCGTCTGCTCCGCCACGTAGCCACCGAGCTGTGCCACCTTCATGTCGCTCGTCAGGTTCTTCTTGAGGCACGCGTAGATCACCTTGCGCTGTGACGGCTTGAGACCGTCAGCCACGTGGGGGATGGAGCGCTTGATGTCTTCGGCGCTAAAGTTGGCCA